AAGCCTTCGGTCTAATTGCATCTCGATTAGCGGATATCGTAATTGGTATTTGCTTGGATAGTCGTCGCGGAACTTCTTGGAGCGTGCCAGATCCCGTGGCCCGTTGTCGAACCCGATGCACTTAATGACCTTCTCTTTACCGCTCCAGCACTCAACTGCCGGTTCCCAATTCTTTACCCACCTGTGTATCGGCTTGATCTTGTAATCACCGGAGCATTGATTAAACCCGTAAGCGAGTGAGGGCAGCATTTTGCGGTCTAAACAGTAGTCTTCCAGCGACTCTTTTTTTCTGACCTGAATGATTTCTGAATGTCCGTTTGACACTAGCCAGTCAGATAGTTTCTGGACTGTCGCGTAAGTCGAATCCTTTTCGGCTCCCGTGTCGGCAAAGATGACAGCGTCAAAAGCCTGTTCCGTCTTGACCATCGCTATCACGAGTGCGGTACTGTTGATGCCTCCCCCGTAACTGATGATCGTTGGCTGGCTCATTTGATCGCCTCCAAGATCGCCATAATATCGGCCAGGCTGGTGGGTCGAATCACCTTGACCAGCTTACCGGCTGCGTCCTGCAATATCACACACGGCGTGCCGGTGGCCTGTAGTGACGCCCGAAATCCAAGGCTGTCGATATCGGCCTCTGTCGTCAGATACGATCGGTAGTTTATCGCCTTGCGTTCGACCTCTGTTCTGAGGGCGGAATCGGTGCGCCACGCTGCTTGATCGGGGTTGTCTGTGTCAACGATCACGCTCAACCACTTGACGCCCGTGATGGTATCAGGGATCGGGATCGGGATCGGTCGTGGTTGTGGTCGCGGCTCGTCACCAGACCGCAGGATCAGTACCGAGCCGGATTGTTTGCCGATCAGGTAGGTGTTGCCACCGTCAACGACCATCCACGATGATTCTGACATGGCGGGAAGGCTTGTCGCCTGCCCCGTGTCTGCCATCGCGGGCATTGCGACTAGCGATATCAGCAGTGTGACGATGAACGGTTTGAGCATGATTCCTGCCAATATCAAGAGGGTTAGTTTAGAGGCCCAACCGACTTTTTAAGGCGGTCAATAACTCAAGGTGAGCCGCCTTTCTTATCTGAGCCTTTTCGTCTTCGGATCTCAGGGCTGCTTCGGCGAGTTTAGCGTTCGCGGCTGAAACTACCTGATCAATCGCCGCGAGGATTTCTGGGTCCATTTTCATTCCCCCTTGTAAACGGCGTGCATCTGTGACTTCTGACCGTCAATCAATTCGCCGAGTTCGTCTGCACTGATCGTACCAGGCTCGCCGGAATCGAGATTGTCAGCGATTCGCCTGAGTAGGGCTGGCAATACCGCATGAATCAGCGGCACGGCCACCAGCCTGATCAGGGGCCAAAGGATCGCGAACGGAATGAGCGGAAAGCCCATGTTGTTGCGGTCATCGGCTGAGGCGGTTTGTGTCATTTGCATTTCCCGCCATAACAACCGATTGCAATTGGACGGCGAAAGATGTTCGGGAACTGCCGTCTTGTAAGCTGTGGAGCTATCGCAACGAACACGACTGGTGCGACTTGCGTGCTGTTGATGGTTGTCACGGTGGTGGCAACTACCGAGGAATTCTCGGTAGTTGGACACTGACCGTTCTGGCACGCTTGAGCGGCAACGATGATGAATTCTGCGAGCATGTGATGAGCCTTGTTTTAAAGTGTAATTGCGGATGTTCCCGAAATCTGCTTCGGGAACATCCCGAAGTCAATCGGGATCTGGGAACCGTCGCTCAAGTTCTTTGAGTTTCAATTCCTTTTCGATCGCCATTTTTTCACGTTTCAAGCGGATCGAATAGATCGCCTGTATCACTCCCGCTGCCGTTGCCAGCATAGCGGGAATAGACCTGATGAATGCAATCACAACTGATTCCTCCGGCTGAATTGCAACTTCTGCAACCGTCCAACCGGAATATAAGAACCAGATTGGGACAGTGAGAAGCGAATAATCAGCCGGCGTGGGAATATCAGTCGGTTGCATTTATGTTAGCTCAGTGATGGTGGAAGTTTATCGCCTGACGCGAGGTAACGGGCAAGCTGGGCGACTGCAAATACAATTGCAATTCCAAGCGGTGCGATGGTATCCACAATCTTAGGCAGATCCGCTTGGATTACACCCACGGCTGTAATAGCCCCCACAATAGCAGCACGGATGATTGTTGTGCGTGCTTGGTCAAGGTTAACCTGACCTAAAACATCTTTGATCACTGTTTTTCACCTTTCGTTTGCGGTCTCTTGCGAAACTCCCAAGGTGGTTGCACATTGGGATCTGACCACAAGCCCCGGCTGGCTGTCTTGGCCTGTGTCTGAGCGGATTGTAATTCTTTATCGCGTTTGGCGTATTGTTCGTACCAGTGGGCCATGCCAGTTTCGACCATCGTCAGACTGGCATCTTTGCCAGCGATTTCAACTCTCGCCAGCAGTCGTCCGTAGCGGTCTTTTTTGCCCGGTTTGATGGTGACGTTTTGGCCGAATACCAGTCCTGATAGGGCTTGTTTACTGGCTTGGCCGAACGGTTGTTTCAGCTCTGGCGAGTCAATGCCGTCCAGCCTGATCTTGATTGTTTCATCTGTCCTGACCGTGATCGTATCACCATCGTAAACGGCGATTACTTTGGCTTCAAAGGGTGGGGCGAACGTGAGCAGGAGCGTTGCAATTGCAATAATCATTTATCCCCCTTTGGAACCGTAAAACAGTGGCCCAGCACAACGCCCATTCCTACGGCAAAGCCTAGGGATCGCTGATTGACTTCCCAGATTGCCTCGCTCCAGGTTGTGCCGCCTGACTGCCATTTGTAAAGGTCAACCAACAGCAGCACGATGGCTGCGGTGATTAACGCGATGAAATTTGTGGCAGCAGTCCTGAATTTCATTTCACGCACCTTATGAGGATCGCCAAAGCTGACAGTATGCCGAGCAGCCATGTACTAGGCTCTGGAACGGTGTTTCCAGTGATTTGGAGTGACAAGCCGGTTGCGTTCTGCGCCCACGCAATTGGGTTATCTGCCGAAATACCAAGGTAGTAAGTCGTATGCGGGACCATCGGAATATCGAGGTGAAAAAATGGGATGTTGGAGAACCCGATCAGGCTCACTTGGTCGGATGGAGTGTATTCCAATCGCATCTCGGTCATCCACCAGTCCACAGGCTTTTGCAGCAAGGGATCGTAAAATGACAGGTACAACGATCCGGTAAATCCGGCTGGCTTATAAATATTGAGCCTGTAATCCCACAGCTCGGTGGAGTCGCCAGAATTGAATGCCTGATATATCCACTGATCATGGCCCGTGTAGACAAGCCCCGTGATCGGCTCGGCTAAATTATCAAACAATATCTCCGAGCCTTGTACCGGCAGTGCCAGAAATAGCAGGAGCAGCAACTTTTTCATAGTGTTCCGTTTGCATTTGGAGGTATCGCCCACAACACGGGCATTTCGGCGGCGAATTGGGCGGGTGTGGGTACACTTCGAAGTCCCGCCAGCACGTCTGATTCGATCTTGTAGGCAACTTCGTAGCATCTCTGCCTGAACGACTTAGCGGCAACCCCGTCAGCGGCCCATTGCGGTACCGGACTGTCAAACCATGTGATGGCCGATGAAATAGAATCGAAGTCGCGTGGTGCAACCTGGGCATCCATGTGCTGATCCAAGAGTTGCTTGAGGATCGCTTTTTGTGACCTTAAATAGCCCATCTGTTCATCAGGCGTGAGCGTGACCACAGCCCATGTTTCAGTGACCTTCGAGCCTACCAGTTTCAACGTCTGAAGCAGTCGAGTTGTGGCTGGATTGATTGTCGGCTTAACCGATGGCGTGAACGGGTAGAAGCCGTATTGAGCTAGTATATCGGCGTCCAGCGTGTGGAAGTTGCTGACGTTGGCGAAGGTCGTTGGCAACACTTGAGGTGATCCGATTTGACCGTTTTTGACTTGGCAGAATTGCATCTAGAGCCTCAAGAGTTGGGGAATGCGGTTGTTGGAACTGTGATTGTGCGGGCCACGCCTATTGTTGCTCGGAAGTCGTCGATGTAGCCTTTGAAATATCGATGGGTGGGAATTGGGAATCCGATTGTTGTCGCTGCGGTAACGCTAAAAGCGTTAGCCCCAGATGCCACTTGCGTGCCGCCGACATAGATTTTGTAGTTATTCGACGTATCTCTAGTGACTGCAACGTGATACCAAGTCCCTGCTGTGATAATAGCTGGAGAAATAACGATGTCCGTCTGCGGATAGCGCATGACACGAACCCGTCGATTCGACAGAACAATTCCAAGTCCATTAATACTGTGAATGATCGTTCTGTATGTTTCAATGTCGTCTGGCCTGACCCAGCACTCAATTGTGAAAGCAGTTCCTGTGCCTGATGGCATCCCGCCTGAAAGAGACAGGTAATCTCCAGTGCCGTCAAAGTACGCTGCTGCCCCACCAAAACAGCTTTGGGTCGTGGATATTTGTGCGCCGTCTACGGCAGTAACTGTTTTTACATTTGCCGAATTATCTGTAAAAGTCGTGCTTCCATTTGCTCCATCCATGTGTAGTAGTAAGGAGACTGAGCTAAAGTAAGGATCACTTGGAACGATACCTCCACCACCAGACTTTTTTGCATTCCTGACAATGTTGGATAGCATTAGAAATTCTGCCCTCCCACATAACCCGTCCAGCTCGTCCCCGCATCGCTCGTGAAGAAGGCGAACGTGTCGATCTTGCCAGATGTCAATGTCAGCGTTGGAGCCGTGCCGCCAGCCCATTTAATGGATGCTGGCCAAGTCACTGCCCATGCTGTGCCGTCAGCCGTCAGGATCAGTGTGAACGATCCACCGGAACCGCTTGCAGGAGGATTGGAGATCGTCAGGGTGGTGATGGCTGCGTTGAGCGAGACCGTAAAGATATTGGATATTTCGAGATTTAATGTCAGCGTTCCGGCTGAGATCGTTGGGCTGGAAATGGTTTCGCTGTAATCACGAAGTTTAGCCCGAATCAGTTCCGTGTCGAGCAGATCCTGCGGCCCCGTAAGGTTGGCGTAATTGTAGTTTGCCGTAGGGAGATAGGTTGCTGTGGCGTTTGCAGTTGTCAAATAAACCGTTAAGTTTGGCGTGCCTGTCAGGTCGGTATAATTCCCAGATGTCGCCACGTTGGCAAGAGTCGGTTTGCCTGTGATGTTCGCGTACGTTAGGTTTGCGGGCGTGAGATAGTTGCCAGATGCAGCGTATCGCCCGTCGGCATAGTCGCGTGTCAGGATTGAGTTGGCTGACCAGACTGTGACGTTGTTGAGCGTGGCCGATGAGGTTGTCAGCGTGAAATTCTGTGGGAAAAGAGCGATTTCCGTAACGTTGCCGAGGTTGTCTGTCGAGTACATGCCTGCATTCTTACTGATCTGGTAATTGGCGTAAATCGCGGTCCCGTTAGAATCCGTCTGGCCTGTGGGTAGGTTGGCAACAACGTATTGCCACCCGCCGACACAGTGGGTTCCATTGTTTGGAAACTCTTGAATAACACCTTTGTGTTGCTTGCCAAAGATTAAAGACATGTCAGGACCCCTTGAATGTCAGAGGTGCAAACAGAGTTTTCGCAACTTCGAGCGTAACTACCTCGTCGCCATTTACCGTGACGAGTCCGTTGGTCAATATCGTGACTCCTGCGCCATCGACTTGCATATCGGTCGAAATGTCGTCAATATAGTTTTTGAAGTATAATCTTGCACCACCAAAAGCAGCGACATTAAACCCGGCAGTAAAGCTAAGGTTCCCAGACCGATCCGTCCTGGCATATCTTAGGGTTGCCCCCACGACTTCAAGTTGCTCTTTACCAATGTCCATTGCCGGATCGTTGTAAGTCTGGGTATACCCAGCAACGTGTCCCCCTGCAACACTGGTAATTGGATTATATGCCAAACCAGAATATGACTCTAACAGGACGGTACTGTTGTTTTGGCCCGCTGTTGTTCGGTTGGCCCTCAGGCCAGCAACGTATCGAGCATTGCTACTTCCAAGTCCGTTGGGTATCTGGCTCACCCCGTAGGTGACGTTCGAAATCTCGATCATCCCGTTCTGAGCCGACAGCAGCCCATTGGCGTTGATCGACAGATTATCACCAACAATGACCCCGCCAAGAGTGGTGGTGGTCGCTGGCGATAAGACTGAGCCGGGGCCTTGCGGTCCCTGTACACCCATCGTCAGCACTTCGATTTGCTTATCACCAGTGACTTGGATGGTGTCGGTCGTGCCGCTGCCTGTGACCGTCACCACATCGACGCGGGTTTCCGTGACTACGACGATATCAGACACGTGTCACCTCCGGTGATACGGTCAGTGTGCCGCTCAAAAGCCGTGTGACCGCACCGCTGCCAAACAGGACTTCGAGGTCGTAAACTCCGTTGACCAGATTGGCAGTCACAGCAGGGTCAAGGCTGATTGCAATGTTTCCAGTGGTCGCGTTGGCGATGGATAGGCAAGCCGATGGGGAAGTGAGTGACAGAGTCGTGTTGGCATCCGCGTAAGATGTGCGGACCATCAACCGTGCCGTGCATCCGGCCAGGTTGACGGCGATGTTAGCGGACTTCCACTGAAGCGAACGGGCGAATGTGGCACCGGCTTCAATCTCAAGGTTGTATGTTCCGGCCATTTATTCCGCCTCCATTTCCACATCGGGTGTCTCAGTTTCCGCAGGTTCTTCCGGCTCCACAGCCTCAGCCGCCGGAACTTCCTCCAGCTCACCAAGGCCCAAAGTCGCACGCGCTTCGTTGATGGTAAAGATTCCTGCACCGACACCAGCCGTGGCGATGTCCATTAGTGCTTTTCTATCAACGGACAGCTCTTCGATCTGAGACGTGTCAAACCTCACACACAGCTCTGGATTAGGCTGCGATGTCACGCCGTCGCAGGCAATGGGAAGCGTTTGCACCAATCGAGTGAGTTCACCGGCCACCAAGTCGAGGAACGGAATCACCGCGTCCCGCCATGATGCCTTGTTAGCCTCAACCAAGTTACTGTAAGTCCTGCCTGTATCCGGCTGTTTGAGGCTCATAGGTGCCCATCCTAGCACACCACAGATGCGGGCGGTGGCTAAATCGGCCATTTCGCTGACAGATAAATCTTTGGGCGAAAAGCCCGGTGATTTGATATCCATTTCGCTAGTCCCAACGAATGGCCTGCCCACCGCTTTACCGCTCACTGCCCGTGCCAGATCAGACTGGACTTGCGAGAGTTGCAGGTCGGATAGATTGCCGACCGTTTTGAGCGACACGATCAACGATGGCACGCCGGATCGGCTCAGAACAGTCGTCTCGTATTGACCGATGATTTTGACCAGTGCCATCTCAGCAACAACAGAATCGAGCACCGAAACGCCACGCGATTGGGCATAAGATGACCGCCCCTGACGGTAGGCCAGCATCAATTCGGCGGGAACACTGTAGTTGTAAGCTCGGCCCCAATCGCTTCCCATCACTGGATATTCGATCACCTCGTTGATGCTTTCGCCCATGATCGGACGCATGATCCAGGGCGACGGGATTGGCATCAACTCAGTGACCGCATTGCCAGCGGTGTTAGTGATCACCTGCACATAAGCGTTGCCGTTATCGCATAGGCTGGCGTACAGGTGCTCCAGCACGGTCGCATCTGACTCACCCGGTGACGGACGCTGCCAGAGGTATTGCAAAGGGTGATCGACCGGCTTAAACCCGCCATCCTCGTCCCAATAGCCCACCTGCATGATGGCTTTGGTAGCGTTGCGACGCATCGCCTGTATCGCGGCCTGAACCACAGAAACCTGTGTGTAAGGGCGTGCCAGCGTCATGTAATCGTTAGATAAGCCAGTCATCATATCCACCGACCATGATGACGCGGCAATATCGGCGGTGTTGGCAGTGACGCCAGCCCTCACGGACTTGGTGAACCGGTCTCGGATGTTGTCGAACAGTGTTGCCATAGTGGTTTAGGAGACCCATCTGAACGGTTGTACTGAGGAGAGATAGCTGAACGTGTCGGCAGCAGCATCGACTTGATCGTCATGCTTGCCGGTTGGGAATGAGCACAATTCGTCGATGAAATCACGGTTCCAGTCGCCTTTTTCCAGCTCAATCGAACCGGATTCAAAAGCAGCGGCCATTGGCATAGCCCGCACTTCTTTTGAGCCTGTGGGGCGTTTGCTGATGACTCCATAACCGATCAGGTTGCGGGTATCGTGCTGGACCTGATCGACACCCGCGGAGCCGGGGTCTTGTGCCAGATGGACGATCGTTTCGCGGCCATCAGTCTCAGCAATCTGACGCTGAATTGTGCGACGGGTAGCAGGCGACCACTGCCCGCGTGAAACGTGCTTGATTCGGTAGATGTCGCCGGTCCTGCACATCCACACACCGGCAGTGTAATCACCACCACCGACCGTTGCGGCTGTGTCCCATGCTCGGCATGAGTTGGAGTTGAGTGGTATCGGCGATGGATCGATGATCCTGAACCATTCCGGTCGAAAGAAACCGCCATCACGTGGCGTGGGTGTCTGCTGATAGAGGGCTGAAAAGGCGTAGGAACCGACGGTCTTTTTGATCCGGTCGAAGTCTTCCACGGAATACCGTTCCGGCCACAGCGCCTCACCGGGCTGACGACCGATCAGGTCATCCGCTTCAGCAATGGCCGGAAGGCTGACCACATCCCACTGTTCGCCACCGTCATTGGCCTGTTCGAGCAATTGGCCAGCCAAGTCGAGAGAGTGCCAGCGGGTCATAATCAGGACGATTGCCGC